GTTCAAATGCGGCTGTTATATTTTATTCGGGAGTACTTCTAACTGGCTCTGAGATTAAGTTTTATCCAGTCGACGGTAATCCAATTTCTTATGTAAAATCGGGCTTCAATGTTGCAACCTATGAAATTAGCGGAATTACAGGGTATTCGGAGCAAATTTGGGCCAATGGTGTTTTACAATCAAAGGGGTCTGATTATATTTTAACTCAAAAATGTTTTAGAGATCCATTTTACTTTTTATCATCAACGAGCTCTTTGTTGGTCTATAATAATGACGACTATTATTTAAATATTTAATATGGGATATCAAAAATTACAAGGGGTAAGAATAACTCCCAAAGGCGCGAAAAATAGATTTGTCAAGCAAAACTGGGGAGTTGCTCAAGCTTTTGGTGGATGGATTTTCAGCGCCGATTGCTCAATTGGATTTAGCGATAAGCCCACGGAAATTAATTTAAAAATCGTCTTGGAGTCAGATTCAAATATTAATTTATTGATACCTCAAACATTTGACATCTCAAAGGATGATTTAAAATGTTCTGCCGAAGAGGGAGGATCAGCAAATGAAAGCTTGTTTGACATTGATTTTAATGGGGTTAAATTTACAGATTTTGTTTTATTTAGTTATAGTTTAGATATCCAGCCCCAGCAAAAAACTCTTTCTGTATCTTTCCAAGATTACTCGGTTTTATTAAATAAAATTTATATTGGGCTTATTAAAAGACAAGGCTCTGAATTTATTAAGACTTCTTATGCCCAAGGGGAAATTCCAGTAGTATGCCCAGATTGTCAATTCTCTAGTTATACGGGAGTCGGGCAAATGTTTCGAGATATAAGTTTCGGGTCTTACGTTGGAATTAATGGCAAGACTTATGATAACTTTCAAAATTTTTCATATTCGCAAATTTATGATGCATGGGAGCAGCTTTATGCGATTTCCGGCATTTCTCCCGGTTTTGATTTAAATGGAGGATATTTAATTCTGGGTACGGAAGAAATGTATACTGAGGTTTGCGAAACAATTCCTGAAGTTAAATATTCGTTTAAGCAGTTAAGGGAATCTTTACAGATAAGAGGAATAAATTTTGGAGGAGCTTTTAATGATGCATTTGTAAATGAAAGTCCATATACTCAAAACTATATAGGCCCTCTTAGAGAGGTTCTGAATAATTGGTGCTCTGATTTTGGTTTGCAATTTTATGCGGATGGCAAAAATTTTCTTGCATTAGATTTAAAAAAGGAAATTGAAGCGTTGAAATCTAACATTGCATTACTCAAAGTAGGTCAACAAGCTTTAAATAAACAACTCGAACAACAAGACCAAATTGTTGATTCATTGAATACAGAAATTAAATTCTACGTTCAATACATCATAGAACAAATTGTATAGGATTTTTTGTACATCTTCATCGGATGAGCGAATTTGTAATACCTCACCCATGTCATTACGTAATGTACTTTCATCCGCTAAGATATCTAGGGCAGAAGCAATGATAGCATCCGTATCCATTGAATCATATTCGGAATAAAGTGTGGGGCGTAAAGTTTGGTAATTAAAGCTGCTTTGATATCCATAAATTGAGGTGTGTGAGTTAGTATAGATACGATTAAATCTATCTACCAACGCATTAGTTTCATATTCACCTGAAACTTGGATTTTGTTTATATCAAATACTTTTAACTGGTTATCTCCTTCATTTCGAATGATAACATCAGTTGAAAATAGTCGTCTTAATCGTGAAAATAATCCTGTATCTGCCATGTTTTGTTTTTATATAAGCCAAGAAATGTCTTCTTTGCCGTTTGAGTAAGGGTTGTCTATTTGAAATGGGTTATTGTTATACTTATCAGCATAACTAGGCCCATTGGAATAACCTCCAGCATATGAGGTTTTGGAATTACCAATACCATTCAACATACTTTTAGTCATTTCCATATTACTTGTTCTAAGTTTAAATGCGGTTTCACGTAAGTAACAACCAATACAAAATGCCATTACTAGGTCATCATTGTATCCTGATTGGGCTTCTGCTCTACCGTTTCTCCATATAAATACTTTCATTTCCTCCATTAGGCGAGCAGAATGAAAAACAACTCCTTTATCCATAACAGCTTCTTGGAATTTTCCAATTGCTATAGGACGAGTTGTATTCGACATTGTAAAGCCTGGGGTCATTTTACTATGATCCATATAAGGGTCAAAGAAAGAATCTACATTATTTGTACCACCTTTTGGTGAGTAATAGAAATTTTGATAACCTCTATCTAAAATGGTTTGTACGGTTGACCAACCTACGCTTTGATTTTCGACTGCTAACAATGCATTATTATATTCCGTTGCAATGCTTGCTAACAAATTTCCGTAATCTTTTGTATTAATTTGGCCCTTATATTCACCTACCTGAGTGAATGTTTCAACATCAAAAATGTGAAACGCCGAATAATCCTTGCCATCGCCACGAGCTACATCAGCTACGATCAGATAACTCCTCGAATAATCCGCTGGTTCCCAAATCCATAGGTTTTGATCAATACCACGTTTTTCTAGAGGTTCTTTCACGTGAAATTGTTCGTAAAAAGTAATATCTTCTGGGGTAAATACTGTATCACCAGATGTTGTAAAGTCACAGTCACATTCCTGTGCTGCCATTCGAACACCTAAATCTTTATCTTGTTGATCTCTCCATGATTGATCTCGTTCAGGGTGAACTTCCCAAGGTAATCTAATAGGTAAGAAACTATTATCACCCATTTCAGCAGTAACCCATGTTTGATGGAACCAGTTACCTGTACCATAAGGTGTAGATAATGCAATACATCCACCACCAGTAGCTAAGGTTTGTTGAGCTGAGGCCCAAATCTCACCAATGTTGTGAATGAAGGCAGCCTCATCTATAATCAACAATGAAACGGCTTCTGATCGACCTGCATCTGCTGATGCACCAACTGCTTTAATTTGAGATCCATTTGGCAGTCGAAGTGTTAATTTATTTGCCTCGTCAGGTTTGTTTGCAAATTTGAGCCAGGAAGGTAAGCTTTCATACATGAATTTTACCTTGGTAACCATGTTTTTAGCGGTTTCCTGTTTTGTTGCAATACAAAGGATGTTTTTATCTTCATGGAAGATCATCATCCACAATGAATAACCTGCGGCTAATGTTGAGATACCTAACTGACGAGATTTAAGTACTATTGAGTATGGGTTCTCTTGAAATAGAGTAAGTACTTTTTCTTGAAATGGATAAAGGTTAAAAGGCATTCGCCCACGCTTCGGATGCTGGATCTGGCAGTATTTTTTCATAAAATATGCCGGTGATTGGGCACACTTTATATACTCCTCGCGGACGACTTGTTTTAAACTTTTTTCTTCCATTACTTAATTATGGTAAATGTAAGAAGAATAAGTATGGAAGACACGAATCCTCCACCTAACCATTTAATACCTTTCTTTAAGTTAGTGTTTTTGCGAGTTAGATCTTTAACGTCTTTTTCTAATCCTTTAATTACAGTATCTTGTACAGTAACAATCTTTTCATAGTCTGCTACTTGCTTAAGATAATTTTTTTCTTTAGATACGTAAATGCTGATTGTGCTATCTTTGGCGTCAATTTTTTCATTCAACTGCCATACCATTTTGTTTACAACTTTCAATTCAGCAATAGCAGAATCACCTCGTGTAAGGTCAATTGCAATAGCTCGTGCTTTATCGTGTGAAAAACAAATTTTATCTGTAACGGTCTGAGAAAAACTGCTCGAGCTCAGAATTAGAAGCACTAGTAAGATCTTTAATTTTGTTGCCATAATATGTGCGTGTTTGTTGTAGCTCTTTTTCGGTGTGTTTAATTTCTATATTCAATGAATCAACAATGTGATTTTGTTGATCGAGTTGTTTATTTAAAACTTTTTGACCAAATTTCAATACTTCAATATTGTTTTTTAGTCGCTCAATTTCCTGTTTTTGTTTTTCGTATTTGTCAGTTGGTGTAGGTTTTTCAACATCACACTTAACTAAAAATACTAGTAACAATAAAAGTATCCCACCTATGATAAGATGGGATAACTTTAGTTGGAATGTTTTATTTTGGATCATGCTTCAACTTCTCTACCAGCAGCACGTTTCAAATCGTCCATCATCGATTTAGCGAATTTGAATTTATCTTTTGCTAGTTTTAAAATACCATCAATTTTAGCTTTATCGTCTTTATTTTTCTTAACTGAAGCTAGGAATTGATTGAATTTAACTTTCTTTTCTTCTGGAGTAGAAGCTAATTCTTTTGCTGTTGAGTCGCTAGCTGCTGCTTTTGTTGCGGCTGCATCTTCATCATCTGCAGG